ACTCCGTGCCTGCTGGGATCGATGTCCCATTCAGGCCCGTGAACGTCCAGGTCGTGGTCGCCTGAGCTGCCACGATGTACGGCTTGCCAGTGGTGCGGCCCCAGCGCCTCACGTTGACGAGCGATGCCAGGGTGACGAAGGACTGCCGCACGCCCCAGGCGATGCGGCCCTGGAGGAGATACGCCACGCCTGCGAGCACGAAGACGAACGGGTACAGGAGCGACCGCGCGAGGCGGCTATGGTTCAGCCCTTCAGCATCGAAGTCGCCCCGGACACGATCCACGATCTCCGCAAATGTGTAGAGCGTGAAACCGGTCTTCGTGTCAGTCGTTGCCACGCAGCACCTCCCAGAGATCGGCGAATTCAAGGTTCGGGTCGGAGAGGTCGCGCAGAGTCTCGACCGTGAGCTTCAGCCTGCGGCCTCCAGTGGCGAGCAGCTCCAGCACGGACGCCACGGATGCCTGCGTCATCAGACCCTCGGCGACGAGATGCTGGAGCGCCTCCGTCGCCCTGTCCACGAGCGCGGTCGCCGAGTCCTGGGTGCCACGGATGTTCGCCTTCGTCCAGACACGAGACCCGATGGGCTCCTGCCCTGGTGGCCTGAAGTGATCGCCCCACCAGCCGCGCGGGTTGCCGTCCCCGAGCGGGTCCCCGTCAGAGTCCTGCGCCCTGGCATCAGCGAAGAGCGCCACGATTACTGCCTGATGGAGATACGGCAGGACGGCATCCGACCCTTCGTAGGTCGCTTCCGCCAGGAATCCCCAGAGGTCCGTCGCCCTGTCCACGGCCTCCAGTGGCGACATGAAGTCTGCCGTGTCCGCGGCTGGGTCGAGCACGTCCCCGGTGCCATTCTCCGCGGTCGCAGGGCCCGTCACACGGTACGGCTCATCCGAGGTCATCGGGGAGGAGAGGGAGAGCCGCACACGGGTGGGCTCGGCCAGCTCTGCCGTCGAGATGATGACCGCAGCTCCTGCCAGGAGCGGGGACACGTCCCACTCGGATGCGGTCTCGACCGTTCCCTCTGCCATCGACTGGTCGAACATGACGACCACGGTGTCCAGCCCGACTGCGGTCCCACTCAGAACGGTCGGCTGCTCCGTCTGCCTCTCATGGGCGCCCAGGTCTGGACCGCCCCCGACATCACGGGGGAGCCCAGCCCCATCCGTGGTCGTCCCGGTGTTCGTCCCCAGGTCGAGGACTGGCGACCCAGACTGGAGGGTATAGTCGTCCGTGCCGGCATCCGTGAACAGCGGGTCGGCCGTCCAGGCGTTGACACCCAGAGTCCCGGCCACCACGGAGGTCGCCGTCCCATTGCCGTGGGTGTCGTAGTAATCCACGTCCGCGCCGGCGTGGTTCAGATACAGGCCGATCCCTGCGTTGTCCTTTGCGATGGCATTGCGGACCGTGCACGCCTGACTCGCATCGAGCCCGTGGGTCGTGCATCCCGTGATCGTTGGGTGATAGACCGTCATCCCAGAGGCTGGCCTGATGCCCGTGGCGTGTGTCCCGTAGATCGTGGGATTCGCCAGCCCTCCACCCGCTCCACCGTTGCAGTCGATCGCAGTCACGGCAGGAGTCGCCCCCACTCCACCATCGCAGTCCGGCTGGATGATGTTGTGCGAGTCCGTGGTCGAATAGATCGCTTTCCCCTTGTACTCTCGGAACGTTACCTTGTCGCCGGGGTCGTTCCCCCCGACCGTGCACCCGTTGACATTCAGGGCGATGCACGCCTTCGTCGCATGGGAGCCCTGGACGACGATACCCTTGATCGTGACGGCATTAGGCTGGACCCGCAGCACGTCAGATGAGGAGGTCGTATCGCCCAGCACCACGGCCTCGGCCACGTTGTCAGCGTGCGGCTCCAGATTGCAAGCCACCACGAGCCCGACCCCTGCGTGGTTCCCGTCCCTGAGCTGGATCGTGTCGCCTGCCCCGAGGGCTGGGTCTAAACCGAAGCCAGCCAGCGCCGAGGCGATGGTCCCTGCTCCGTAGTCTGGCACGATGCGTGTCGCCACGGCTAGACTCCCGTTCCGCCGACGAGAATGCCGCCGGCGAAGATTAGCGTATTACCAGACTGGGGCTCCGTGAATGTCCCCGACTTGCCTGCCACGGCCCCGATCTTATAGCCGCCCGTCGAGGAGTGCGTGCCCTGCACCTCCACATCGCCAGAAACCTCCACGGCGGTGTCCGTCAGCCGCACCTCTTTCCCTGCACGGTTGTATAGGGCGACCTCCCATTCTGCAAGGTCTGTCGGCCGGTCTGCGCGACTCCAGGCGAACAGGATGACTGGGTGATCGGCAGCTCCTGCCACCCGTGCTGCGAGGCATTCCGACCCGCTGCCAGGGCGGGCCGTGAGGCCGTAGCCCTCCAGGTGTTCGACCCCGTCGTCAGGCTCTCCAGCGCGAAGGGAGACCTGGAGCGTCCGCAAGCTGGTCGTCTCCGTGATCAGCTTCACCACGCCACGGAGGATGAGCCCTCGGATTCGATTCTTCGCCCCCTCCAGGGCAGCGGCAAGCTCCCGGCTCATTCTGTGTCTCCTGAGCTGGATGGAGGAGCCGCCTTGCTTCCCAGGTTCCCCCGCACGCTGGCGACGTACTCTGCGACATCGATCCCGATGGCCGCCGCGAACCTCCCGAGGTAGCCTGTGGCAGAGCCTGCTCGCTTTTTGGGGCGGGCTGGCCGACGGCTGGCCTGCACCGGCAGCTCCTTCTCGTATCCCTCCTTCGGAGAGACAGTGATCGTCGTGCGCTCTCCGTGGGCGTCCAGGTCGAAACCCACTCCCACGATCAGCAGCTCCCCATCGATCCCCGTCCACCAGTCGTCTACGGATACCAGCAGGTTCGGAGCCCAGAGGTCGCCGCCTGGGCGCTGCCTCCATCCTCTGACGGTGTACGTCAGGGAGACAGAGCGGCCGGCCCTCTGGGCGGCCTCCCACTTCGCGCGGGAGAGGGCTGCGGCAGGAGTGGTCGCCCTGTCTTCATCCACGGACAGACGCCGCACACGGGTCTGCCACGGGTCCAGGGCAGAGCCCTCGATCGCAGAGACTGTCTCCCCATTGTCCAGGTCGTCCCCTGCCCTCTGCCCTCGGCAGACGTACTCGGAGTACCGCTGCGAGGAGTCAATTCGGCCGGACAGGCTGATGATATTGTCGCTGAGAATGAGAGCCGTCTGCGCCCTGGAGACACCGGCCCGGGTGAGGACGAGTTCGCCCTCCGGGTTGTCCGTGATGAGCCACGCAGCTGCACGGCTGACGCGCTCGATCGCCGCGAACGCTGACTCCCCGGTCTCCAGTTTGAAGCTCGAAAGAATCTCCGTGTCCACCACGCCCGGGCCGAGGACCACGGAGATACCGTGAGGAGCACAGATCGCCTTGACAATCTGGAGCCTCGTCATGCGCTGGAACACTGGCCCGACATCCACGGGATCGGAGAGGACGACATCCGTCGTCTTGCTCTCCACTTCGACCGCGAACCTCCACCCGTCAGGGTCGTGGCCTGGAGACAGTGCCTCGGCGAATCCCGTGATGACTCTATCCGTTCGGCCGGTTCCTGTCTGGTCGTGAATCAGCACCTCAACGGAGGAGCCCGGCGGGCAGTTGAACCGCACCGGGCGCTTGTCGTCAGGCTGCCACGTCAGCTCCAGGGTCGCCTGCCTGACGGCCTGCTCGATGGATGCCCCGATCGACACACGGCTGAACCCGCTGAACGTCTTGCCGTTGAGCAGCAGCTCGGCGATGTCCTGTACGTCCGCCACTCCTGCGGCCTCCTGTCACTTCGTCCGGACTAGCACTGCAGCGGTCACGAACCCACCATGCGGCAGGTCGTTCAGCTCTGCAATCTCGTCGCACCGTGTCGGGTCCCCGTACAGCCTCCAGGCGAGTTCGATGGTCGAGGTCGTGCTCCTCACTTCCACTGTCCGCAGCCGCGCGAGGTCCGTCGTGCGGGCGTTCACGTCCTCCACGACACGACCGCGGAGATCGATCAGCGGCCCCGAGATTGTGGAGTCTGTGCGGGCCTCATCTGCTGCCCTGGCTGACAGCTCATCCCGCAGCGCGACTGCCTCCTCGTACGTCTCGAACTCCGTCTCTGCGATGACCCTGGAGCCCTGCGCGATGGCCAGCCTCTCGACCAGCCTGTCCACGGCCTCATCGTTCGCCCTGGCCTGTATCTCCTCCTCGCTCAGCCCTGCGGTCGGGGCAGCGGAGGCGCTGGAGCCGTAGAGGCCACGAACGGACTCGATCACATCGAGGAGCTGGGTCACTTCCGACAGCCGGTCGACGATCTCTCCCACTGGGTCCGAGGCGATCTCCTGATACTCGTCTTCGAGCCTGACGACGGCTGCCGTGGCGGCTGCTGCCAGGGAGAGATTCTCGGCGAATGGGCCGCCCAGGGCGAACCGGAATTTGGTCGTGA